CGGATGAGATGCAGAGAGCTATTGAGATGCTCGGCAGCGTGAAGGATTCCATTATCAACGCCTACGAGATCAAGACCGGTCTTTCCCGTGCGAAGCTCAGCCACCTCATGGATGCGGAAACCTGGATGGACGCAAACAAGGCTGTGGAACTTGGCTTTGCGGATGAAATTATGCAGAGAAGCACGGAAACCGAGAATACTGCTGCACCCACCGTTTCCATGCTGTATTCCAAGGCAAATGTGGTGAATTCTCTCATGGAGAAGATTGCCGCAAAGTGCGCCATTCAACCCAAAGCCGAAACAAAACACAGAGCCGATGACCTTATGGAGCGGCTCAATCTCATTAAAAACTGGAGGTAATTTATATGACGATCAATGAACTGCGCGAAAAGCGCAACCAGGCTTGGAACGCTGCAAAGGCATTTGTGGAGACCAAGCGTGACAAGGACGGTCTGCTTTCCGATGAGGATTCTGTGACCTATGCCCAGATGGAAAAGAAGGTTCAGGACTACGGTGCTGAAATCGAGCGCATGGAGGCTATGGCAGCGATGGAGGCTCAGCTTTCCAAGCCCACTTCTGCGCCCATTACCGAAAAGCCCCTGAACGGAAAGACCACCGAGGATAAGCAGCCTAAGAGCTTCCGTGCCACCGATGCCTACCGCAGCGGTATGCTCAACGCTCTGCGTACCAACTTCCGTCAGATCAGTAATGTGCTGCAGGAGGGCATCGATGCCAATGGCGGCTATCTGGTGCCGGATGAGTATGACAGCCGTCTCATTCAGGTGCTCAACGAGGAAAACGTTATGCGTTCTCTCGGCACTGCTATCACCACCAGCGGTGAGCACAAAATCAACATCGCAGCCACCAAGCCTGCGGCTGCGTGGATCGAGGAGGGCGGCGCACTGACTTTCGGTGACGCTACCTTCGACCAGATCATCCTGGATGCCCACAAGCTCCATGTTGCTGTAAAGGTGACCGAGGAGCTGCTCTACGATAACGCATTCAATCTGGAAAACTACATTCTGGAGCAGTTCGGCAAGGCTCTGGCCAATGCCGAAGAGGATGCGTTCATCAACGGCACCGGCACCGGTCAGCCTCTGGGTATCCTCGCTGAAACCGGTGGCGCACAGGTCGGTGTGACAACGAAATCTTCTGGCAAAGTGACAGCCGACGAGGTAATCGATCTGGTGTATTCCCTCAAGCGTCCCTACCGTAAGAACGCCGTGTTCCTTGCCAACGATGTCTGCGTCGCAGAGCTCCGCAAGCTGAAGGACAGCACGGGTCAGTATCTGTGGCAGCCCTCTCTGCAGGCGGGTGAGCCTGACCGTGTGCTGGGGTACAAGGTTTACACCTCTGCATATTTCCCTGTCCCTGCTCCCGGCAAGGCCGCAGTCGCATTCGGCGACTTCAGTTACTACAACATCGGTGACCGTGGCTCTCGTTCTATTGCGGAACTGAAAGAGCTGTTTGCTGGAAATGGCATGGTCGGCTTTGTCGCAAAGGAGCGTGTGGACGGAAAGCTGGTGTTGCCCGAAGCAGTCAAGTTGCTCAAAATGGCATCTGCCTGATGAAAGGAGGCGGCGGTGATGGACGAGCTTCTTTCCAAAGTGAAAGCCAATCTCATTCTGGAACACACGGCGGATGATGCCTTGCTGAAAAGCCACATCACCGCCGCTGTTTCTTACGCCGAAAGCTACCAGCACATCCCGGAGGGCTTCTACAAAGAGAACCCCATGCCGCCCACCACGGAGCAAGCCGTCATCATGCTGTCGTCCCACTTCTATGAAAGCCGGGACGGCAGCACAGGCGGTTTCTTTGCGGATAACACCGGAGCGGCGCAGCAGGTGTGGAACACGGTCAATCTGCTGCTCCGCTTGGATAGGCGGTGGCAGGTATGAGTTTCGGAAAGATGAATGGCTTCGCCGACATCGTGGAAACCCGTCAAGTCAAGGACAGCGAGGGCTTTACCCATTCCGAGGATAAAGTCCTCGCTTCCGTCCGTGTGTACCGGGAAGGTCGGCACGGCAGTCAGCGGTGGGCAAACCTCGCTGCATTCAGTGAAGCGACCGACCTGTTCCGCTTTCGGTGCATTCCGGATCTGACGGTCACTGCCGACCAGTTCCTCGTTACGGAGGAAGGGCGGTTCGATATCGTCTCCGTTGAGAATGTCAAGGGACGTGGGATGTATGTGGAGGTTTTAGCAAAAAGGAGTGAACCCACCATTGGCAAAAGCTGAAATAAAAATGCCGGAGGATTTTCTCCTGAAAATCTCCAAACTGGGCAGCGACTTTGACTCTGTTGCGGATACCGTTTTGCAAGCCGGTGGCGAGGTGGTTCTCGCTAAGGTGCGCAGTAACCTCTCCTCCGTGGTGGGCAGAGGTACTAAATACGACTCCCGCACCACGGGTGAACTGGCGGGTGCGCTTGGCCTTTCTCCCACTAAGCTGAACCGGGACGGTAATCACGATATCAAGGTCGGTTTTGCAGAGCCACGCTCGGACGGCGGCAGCAACGCCAAGCTGGCGAACATTCTGGAATACGGCAAGCACGGTCAGCCTGCAAAGCCGTTTCTGAAGCCCGCAAAAACGGCATCCCGGCAGGAATGCATCGATGCCATGACCAGAGTACTGGAAGAGGAGGTGGAAAAGCTGTGAGCCTGTTATCCGACTTACAAGCCCTCGTTGAAAGCTGCGGCGTGTCCGTAGAAACGGGTGTGTTCTCCGGCAAAGCCCCGGACACCTATCTGGTGATTACGCCGCTGTCGGACAGCTTTGAGCTTCACGCCGACAACACCCCCGGCTGCGAAATGCAGGAGGCACGGCTGTCCCTGTTCACAAAGGGCAGCTACACCAAACTGAAAAACGCACTTGTCCGCGCCTTGCTTGGTGCGGACTTTTATATTACCGACCGCCGGTACATCGGCTTTGAAACCGAGACCGGCTATCATCACTACGCCATTGATGTGGCACAAATCTATGAATTGGAGGTTTAAGACATGGCAACCATCGGTCTTGACAGACTCTATTACGCCAAAATCACCGAGGACGCAAGCGGCGAGGAAACCTACGCTTCTCCGGTGCAGCTGGCAAAGGCCATGACCGCAGAGCTTTCTGTGGAACTGGCGGAAGCGACTCTCTACGCCGACGACGGTGCGGCAGAGATCGTAAAGGAATTCAAAAGCGGCACGCTGTCACTCGGCGTGGATGACATCGGTGCGACCGCCGCATCCGACCTGACAGGCGCGACCATCGACAAAAACGGCGTGGTCGTCTCCGCAAGCGAGGACGGCGGCGAACCCGTAGCGGTGGGCTTCCGTGCAAAGAAGTCCAACGGCAAATACAAGTATTTCTGGCTTTACCGTGTGAAGTTCGGCATCCCGGCCACCAACCTTGCCACCAAGGGCGACAGCATCACCTTCTCCACACCCACCATTGAGGGAACCATTCTGCGCCGCAACAAGCCGGACGCCAAGGGTGCGCATCCCTGGAAAGCAGAGGTCACCGAGGGCGATGCCACCGTGACGGCGGCCACCATTTCCAACTGGTATAAGACGGTATACGAGCCGACCTATGCGGCAGCACCCGAGAAATCCACTTAACGGAGGTAACTTATGATGGATAACGAAAGAACCGCAACCATTACCATCGGCGATGAGGAGTACACGCTGCTCCTCACAACCAAAGCCACCAAGGAGATCGCCGGTCGATACGGCGGGCTGGAAAACCTCGGCGAGAAGCTGATGAAGTCCGAGAACTTTGAAATGGCTATCGGCGAGATTGTGTGGCTTATCACTCTTCTGGCAAACCAGAGCATTCTCGTCCACAACCTTAAGGACAAGGAACACCCCAAGGAACTACTCACCGAGGATGTGGTGGAGCTTCTGACCACGCCCCTCGATCTCGCTGGATACAAAACCGCCATTACGGAGGCGCTCTACAAGGGCACCAAACGGAATGTGGAAAGCGAGAAAGACTCAAAAAACGCACAAGTCGGGTAACAGTCTCCGATGCGGAGCTGTTTACCCGGCTTCTTTATTACGGCCTTGCCCACCTTCATCTCAGCCAGGATGAGGTGTGGCTGATGCCGTTTGGTCTGCTGCTGGATCTGTGGGAGTGCCACAAGCAGTATAACGGGCAAGCCACACCGGCACGAGAGCATTACATCGACGATATTATCCCGGACGGCATTTAAGGAGGTGACGGCGAATGGCAGATAGTTTCGGACTGAAGATCGGTCTTGAGGGCGAAAAAGAATTCAAGAAAGCACTGGCGGACATCAACCAGTCTTTCAAGGTGCTCGGCTCCGAAATGAAGCTCGCCACCTCTCAGTTCGATAAAAACGATAAATCCGTGGAGGCTCTCGCCGCACGGAATAAGGTGCTGCGAAAAGAGATCGATGAGCAGACTACAAAAATCGACACCCTTCGCAAGGCTCTGCAGAATGCCGCCACCTCTTTCGGGGAGAATGACCGTCGCACCCAGAACTGGCAGATCCAACTCAACAATGCCGAAGCCGCCCTCAATGACATGAACCGGGAGCTGGATGAAAACGAGAAAGCCATCAAGGAGGGCGGCAAGGCTGCGGAGGAATCCGGCAGTAAGTTTGAAGGCTTCGGCAAGGTTCTCAAAACCGTAGGTGTGGCGCTCGGTGCAGTTGCCGTCGCCGCAGGTGCCGCCGCCGTAAAGCTCGGCAAAGAAGTCATCGCTGCCTATGCGGACTATGAGCAGCTGGTCGGCGGCGTTGACACGCTGTTCAAGGACTCCTCGCAGGAGATCCAGCGGTACGCCGCCAACGCATACAAAACGGCTGGTCTTTCCGCTAACGAATACATGGAAACGGTGACGGGCTTTTCCGCAAGCCTGATCCAGTCCCTCGGCGGCGATACCGAGAAAGCCGCAAAGTATGCGGATATGGCAATCACGGATATGTCCGACAACGCCAATAAGATGGGCACGGATATGTCCTCCATTCAGAATGCCTACCAGGGTTTTGCCAAGCAGAACTACACGATGCTCGACAACCTCAAGCTGGGCTACGGCGGCACGAAGCAGGAAATGGAGCGACTGCTTGCCGATGCGGAGAAAATATCCGGTGTCAAGTACGACATCTCCTCTTATGCGGATGTGGTGGAAGCCATCCATGTCATGCAGGAGAGCATGGACATTGCGGGCACAACTGCCAAGGAAGCGGAAGCCACCATTTCCGGCTCTGTCAATGCGCTGAAATCTGCCGTGTCGAACCTCATTGTAGGCTTCGGCGATGCGGACGCTGACATGGAGCTGCTGTGCAACAACATGGTGGATGCCTTCAAGACCGTGGTGGCGAACATCACCCCGGTTATTGAGAACATCGTGGCGGCTCTGCCCACGGCGCTGGATGCCCTGCTGACGGCTGTGGGTGAACTGCTGCCCACACTGCTGGAGGCGGTCACCGAACTGTTCTCGCAGGTGCTGGAAACACTGCTGTCCCTGCTTCCGCAGCTTATCCCAGCGGCGGTGTCCGCGCTTATGACCATCGTGAACACGCTGATTGAGAATCTGCCCCTGCTCATTGATGCGGCAGTTCAGTTGGTGTCCACGCTGGTGACAGGCATTGCGGATGCACTGCCTACGCTCATCCCGGCAGCAGTGCAGGCTATCGTTACCATCGTACAAGGTCTGGTGGACAGCCTGCCGATGCTCTTGGATGCAGCCTTGCAGCTTATCACGGGACTGGCGCAAGGACTTCTAGATGCCATCCCTGTTCTGATTGCCGCTCTGCCGGAGATTATCAACGGCATCATTACCTTTCTGCTGGACTCCATCCCGCAGATTATCGAAACAGGCATTCAGCTTCTGACCTCGCTTGTTGCCGCATTGCCGGATATCATTATGGCAATCGTGGAAGCCATTCCGAAAATCATTGACGGCATTATCAATGCTGTGCTGAATGCGATACCGCTCATTATTCAAGCGGGCATCGACCTGCTGATTTCTCTCATTCAAGCCCTGCCACAGATCATCACGACTATCGTACAGGCGATTCCGCAAATCATCTCCGGCATTGTCAATGCACTGGTCGGAAACATCGATAAGATCATCATGGCAGGTGTGCAGTTGTTTGTTGCGCTGATTGAAAACCTTCCCACCATCATCGTGGAGATCGTCAAGGCCGTGCCGCAGATCATCACGGGCATCGTGAAAGCCTTCGGCTCTCTGATGTATAAGATCGTGGAGATCGGCGGCAACATCGTCAAGGGACTGTGGAGCGGTATTACCCAGCTTGCCTCGTGGCTGTGGGATAAGGTGTCCGGGTGGATCTCCTCCATCTGGGACGGCATCTGCGATTTCTTCGGCATCCATTCGCCCTCGAAGGAGATGGCATGGGTCGGTGAAATGCTGGTCAAGGGTCTTGCAGGCTCCATTGACGACAACGGCGATGAAGCGGTCAAAGCCGCAGAAGGAATGGCCGAGGACATCAACGGCGTCATGGGCGACCTTGCCCACGATATGCAGACGGCTTTGCCTACCGACTTTGATGTGAACGGCTCAATCCGTTCTGCGGTGGACGGTGTGGTCGGTAAGGCGGCATCCGCTTTCACTATCGCCCTGAACATCACGAACTTCAACAATTACAGCGGTGAGGATATCCGTCAGCTCACCAACGAAGTCATGGAAACGGCGAACCAGTTCGCCCAGCGGAAAGGAGTGGTATTCGCATGACCTATTTTGCCTACAACGGCCGCAGTTCCGCTGATTTCGGCCTGCATATCGAGAAGAAGGACGTGTTCTCCGCACCGGAGTACGATGCGGAGTTCATTTCCATTCCCGGTCGGAGCGGTGACATCATCAACCCCAACCGCCGTTTTTCCAACATCAAGGTCACTTACACCGTGTTCCTCGCACAAAAGAATACCGCCGCACTTGCCGCTGTCCTGCGGGACATTAAGGGCTGGCTGTATTCCGAGCCGGACAGATACCACGAAATCACCGACTCCTACGATGCGGAGTATTTCCGCTACGGCGTCATCTCCGGCAATCTGGATATTGAGGAGCAGCTAAACAAGGTCGGCAGCTTTACCGTGACCTTCAACTGCAAGCCTTATAAGTACAGCCTTGCGGGGCAGGAAACGGTGTCGGCTGACGCTTCTGAACTGACGATCACCAATCCGACCGCTTTTGAGAGCCGACCGTACATCAAGCTATACGGCAGCGGTGCGGTGGTAATAATGATACAGCCCCAAGGTCGAGGCATGATGATTTCCGATCTGGATGAGTACATTGAAATCGACAGTGAATTGATGAACTGCTTCAAAGGCACCGCCCTCAAAAATGACACCGTCAAAGGTGCGGAATATCCGGTTTTCAAGTCGGGTGTTTGCACCATCAACTGTACCGGCGATGTAACGAGGATTGAAGTCATTCCGAGGTGGTGCTGTCTGTAAGGTCGTTCCTGATTGTAAGCGGTAGAAAAACTCAAAAAGACATGGGGTCTAATGCTTTTAAAAAGAACGAAAAAACGGAATTTATCTCTATTCAAACATACAAGCTCTTGACAATAAAGCTCCTATATAGTATAATTTAATAAACTACTATATAGGAGTATTTGCATGAAAACAAATGGCGGATTTCTTGTCACCAAAATAAAACAACTTGGAGACCGGATTTTTGAGAAGATTCTCAGCGAAAAGAATATTGATGCGTTCAATGGAGCCCAGGGGCGCATTCTTTATGTGCTGTGGCAGGAGGATGGTATCTCAATCAGGTCACTCTCGACT